TCTGCGGGCGGCGCTCAGCCACGGCCGCCGTCCACGCTCCCGGCCTGCGCTGGCACACAGGGGGCCGTGGGCGTGTGCGTCTTCGCCACGGCGCCTCACAGCCCGCCTAGCGGCGGTCTGTTCGCCGCTGCGGGCTCAGCCGCCCACGCCCACGGCCCCCTGCGTGCCAGCGCCTGCAAGGTTATCGGGCCGCCCGCTGCCCGCATGGCATTCCCTCCCTCGCGCGCCACACGGCACCCCTGCCCATGGCGCTACCGCTTCGTGCTAGTGCGCTTGCGCGTCCCGTGCGCACCGTCGGCGGCAGAGACGGCGGCAGCAACCGCAACGCAGCAGGGGCGACCCGCAGGCCGCCCCCAGCTGATCGCGTATTCGGTTGTGACGGTGCCGGCTACTTCACCAGCCGGAAGCCCACCTTGCCGTCGGGAGTCGCCGCGTAGACCCGCGTGGCCATGGCCGCGTTCATCTCCTCCAGCGTGTCCCAGGCGCCGAAGGCCCACAGTAGGTCCTCGTACATCGTCTGGTCGGAAGGGATCAGGTCCGGGTCAACCCCGTCGAGCATCTGCCCCAGGGTCATCGGGCCCAGCTCCTCGCAGTGGTAGACGGTGTCCAGGTCGGGGAGCTTCCAGGCGGTGGCTTCGTTCGTGATGGTGGCTGTGGTCATGGCGTCCTCCTTCTCGGTCGGGCTGACATCTTCCACCTCATATGCTATCGTATTGCTAAGCGCTTTGCAATGGCTAAGCATATGCCCATATAATCCACATATTGCTAAGCGCTTAGCCATGGAGTACCATGTGACGCGTACGCCAGACAAGATCGGGAGGCCACCCATGCAGACGCTCGAGGCAATCAGGCACATGTGCGACACGTCCGGACAGAAGATCGCGGAGGTCTCCAAGGCCATAGGCCGCTCGCGCGCCTTCCTCTCCAACATGCTCACGCGCGGCAACAACCCCCGCATCGACACCCTCATCGAGATCGCTTCCGCATGCGGCTACAAGGTGGTGCTCGAGGGCCAGGGGGAGCGGATAGAGCTCGCGCCCACGCCCGAGCCCGAGGAGTAGCCCTACTGGCCCTTGGCGCCCACCTCGGCCGCCCTGGCGCGCGCCACGCTTTCCTCTTCCCCGTACCAGCGCATCCGATACTCCCATGCGGACATCGTGACGCCGACCTCCCTCATGTCCTGCTCCTTCTCTGCGACCGTGTCCTGGATGATGCTGTCGTCAAACTGCACGCGTACCTCGCCCTCGTTGGGGATAGACTCGCCGAAGGATCGCGACGCGTGCATGACGGCCTTGGCTATCGAGACGATCGAGCCCTCCAGGCTGTTCTCGTGCCGGCGTATGTTGCGCATGAGAGCCGAGTTGTCGGAAGAGACCTCGGTGGCCGTCTTCACGTACCCCCGGGACTCGTCCATGTCGAAGTAACTGATGCCGAATCCGGTCAGGTCGCCGAGCATCTGCAGGGCTACGCGGAACGCCTCGATCTGCCCGTTGGTGCGCAGAGCCGGCGCGAACTCCTGGATCGTGTCCTCCGTGCTCATGACCTTGCGGAAGACGGTGCAGTCCTGCTTGCCGAACGGGATGGTGACGTTCTTGTTCCCGTCCTGCTCTCGGTCGAAGAGGACGTCCGACAAGAACACCCTCATCTTCGAGAGGTCGATCTCGTTGATAAGAGCGTCAAAGGTGAGATCCACCGCCTGGACGGCGTCCACCGCGTCCGCGAAGACGCTTTGCCCATAAGGCGACATGTCCACGCGCGTATTCGCGATAGCTGGCTTCACGATGCCGAAGGTGGGGAAAGTGCATCCCGTGTCGTAGATCGGGAGGATGCCCGCAGGCGCGAGCACGTTTCCCTCGTGGTCGAAGCAGACGGTGACGATCCTGTACGTCTCCTCGCTTTCACCGGCGAGAAGAACTTCCTCGCTCTCGTGGGAAGGTGCGGATGGGGAAAGGTCCGCCGAGAAGCCCATGCCGCCGCGCAGGTGCATCTGCAGCTGGTCCACAGCCTTGCCCCTATAGAACGCCCGCGTGACGAAGGCACACTCCGAGATCCCGTCCTCGTCCCATGAGAGCGGAATCACCATGCGTGCGTCGTAATGGCGGATACGAACCTTCCTCTTGTCCAGGTCGAGCCAAAGGGCCCAGGCTCCCGTGCCAAGGCCAAACGCACGCACCACGGTTGCCTGCGCCGAGTTCATGAAGTTTGTGGATGAGAAGAACGTGTTGATCCAGTCGGTGGCCTTCTGGTTATCGCAAACAACCTTGACTTCTTCGTTGAGGAGAAGAGAACCCCACTCCTTGCAGACACGCATTGCAGGGTGAATGGACCGCCTGTGCACCGCGTAAACGCGCCCCATACCATCCTTGTCGCGGTAGTCGTAGAATTCCCCGCGCGCGCTCATCCAGTCATCCCACGAGCGGATCCAAGGCTCCATGTCATCCAGGGGAAGGATAAACCCGAGCTTGCGAAGATAGTCCTTCACATGCTCCGGCACCCAGTACTCGTCCAAGCCATTAGCGCCCATGCGTCACCTCCGATAGTCCAGCCGATAAGTTCAGGTGAAGCATCCGCCCGCGTCACAAACACCCACGTGCCTTAAAATGCCGAGAAGAGCTTTCTGTTCGAGAAGAGAAGCCGAGGAGGAACATGCAGAACAGGTACACGGGCGACATAGGCGACTACAGCAAGCTAGGCCTCCTTAGGGCTCTGCAGTCGGCAGGCTTCTCGATAGGGCTCAACTGGTACCTCACGCCAGACGAGACGCACAACAGCGACGGCCGCCATGTTGACTACCTTCACCAGGACGAATACCGCGCATGCGATCCAGACCTCTGGCTCAGCCTCAAGGCAATTGTCGATGGAAAGAACCGAGAGGTTCGTTACATGGAAAACGACAACATCCTGCAGGCAACGTTCTTCTCCGACTGCCTCGACTTTTCCGATGATGATGGATGCGGAAAGCGTAAGTGCAAGCCAAAAGCCGAGAGAACCGCGCTTCGTGGTGATTGGTTCGGAAGATCTCTCGCTCGGTTGGCGGGAAAAGACATCGTGTGCGTGGATCCCGACAACGGCCTGGTCGTTCCATCTGCCAAGGGAAGGCCGAAGGAGAACAAGTACGTGCTGCCCGAAGAGCTCGCCAGGTACTACGCCCAGGGCTCCACGGTCGTCTACTACCAGCACAAAGCAAGGCGAAAGGACCCCTTCTACACGGATCAGCTAAAGGCGCTGTTGAGAAGAGAAGACCTTCCCGGCGCTTCTGGCCTTGCGCTGAAGTTCGAGAAGGTCTCGCAGCGCTACTACATGTTCATCGTCCAGCCAAGGCATAGGGAAATGGTCGAGAAGAGCGTGAAGGACATGCTCTCTACCTCTTGGGGCGAGCACTTCCGCCAGCTCTAGCACGCAATCGCTTAGGCGCCAATAAGGGCGAGAAGAGCCAACGTCACCAAGGCGCACGCCAGCAGCCGCATGAACTCGAATATGGCGAGAAGAGCACAGATGCCGACGGCAATAAGAATGGCGAGAAGAACGATGAGAAAAGCCATTGCCTAACCTCGCAATACGTCGTCCATCATGGCATAGCGAACAGCGTCGATGGAATGGTCATTGCCGTCCGGGATTTCGTCAATCCAGTTGCCCTCCTTGTCCTTCTCGAACTCCTTCAAGGTGAATTCGGAGAAGGTCAGCGGGCAGCGCTCCGGGTCAATCACGATCTCGCGCAACCCCGCCAGCCACTCGTAAGACAAGCGCCTCATCCTGGCCTTGCGCGCCGCATGCACGCGGATGCCGAGCTCGCGCCTCCACACGTTCATCTGCACCTTGCTATCAGGCGTGTCGTCGCAGTAGACGATCTGATCGTGAAAATACTCCTCCGCGCCCTGCTCGTCAGGGAAGGTGAGAGAATCCACCACGATCTTGCCCGTCTCCGCCGGCATCATCTTGTTCGCCGAGTGCTCCTCGAAGATGAGAAGGCGCCGCGCGTCAGGCTCCCAGGCACAGCGGACGAACCGCCAGGGATCCGGGAACCAGCCCCAGTCCACTCCGTTGCGAATGCGTTGGAAGGTGCGAATGCGGGAGTCGGAAAGCTTCGCCTCATGCACGTTGTCGAAGATGGCGCCACCGGTGCCGGTGATCTCGCCCAGGTACTCCCAACGCCAGGCCTGCTCGTTCGTGTCGCGCAGGTACTCGGCCTCCTCCACGAACGGCGCACCCAGCCAGTCGGGGTGCGTCTCTATCACGTCGAGATAAGAACTTCCGCGTACAAGGGTGTCGTCACGCCTCACGCGTTCCAGCCTCTCCACGTTAACCCAGCTCCACATCGTCTTCGGCGGGTTATAGCTGTAGAAGATCCAGAACCTATCGCCGCCACGGCGCAAAGAGTTGAGGATGGAACGAACCGCCTCCACGCCCTCGAACTGGTCCAGCTCCTCGAACCACACCACGCTGCAATAGCCCTTGGTGAACTTCACGCCCTTGAGCTTGAGAGGATCGTCTGCACCGCGGAACACGATGCGCTGCCCGGTAGGGGTGTAGGTGATCTCCATGGGAGAAACGCGGCAGCGGAAGACGCCCTCCAGGCCAAGCACCTCGATAGCCCACTGGATCTGCTGGTAGACGGAATCGCGCAAGGTGTTGGAGAAGCGCCTCACCACCACCGCGTTCGCCTTCGGGTTGGCAATGATGAGAAGAACGATGGCTATGGAGATGAACGAGCTCTTCGTAGACCCGCGCCCGCCCGGCAGCCAGTAGTGAGTGTGGCCATGGGCCATCACGTCGCCGAGCACCGGATGGAAGCGAGGGATGACGAAGTCGGAGACGTTGGTCATTCGGAACCACCGCCCTCGCCGTCGGAGTCGTCGGCCATCGGCTCGATGACGAGACCGAGGGTCAGCTGCACCGGCGCGTTGTCGGCCTCCTCGGCCTTGCGCTCCATCTTGCCGTACTCCATGGGGTACTTGCGCTCGAGCAGCCAGGCCGCCGCCGTCCAGTACTGCGCCCGGCTCTCGGCCGCCGACTTGATGGTCGTGAGCAGGCATCTCTTGTACTGGGCCTCGGCCTTTTTTAGTTCTTCGTATAACGCGCGCTTCACTCCGGTCTTTGCGTTCTCGCCCTCCTTGAGCCAGCGGTAGAACGTCGCCTGGTGCACGCCGATCGCGGCGATGATGTCCGCGTCGCACAGTCCGTCGCGCTTGAGCTCGACGATCTGCTCGACGAGCGCGTATGTAAGCTTCAACTTCGCGGGCATGGTGCCACCTCCTCACGGTGGCATGTTCCCCGCGCGTCACAAACTGGGGCTAACAAGGGGTGAAAGGGTGCAAAGGCCGAAACCTTGCGCCCTTTGCACCCTCACTTGCGGTCGCGCCGGCTCTTGAGCCCGTACTTCCTGCAGAGGCGGCTGTTCCTCTGCCGCATCCGGTCGCGTTCTCTGCGGATTGCGGCCGCCTCGGCCTCGTCGGCCTTCTCCTCGCGCTCGCGCTGCAGGATCTCGTTGAAGGCCACCTCCTCGTTGAGGTGCATGATCTCCGTGCACATGGGGCAAAGGCCGCTCTGCCTGTTCAGGCGCACGCCGACGACGCCGCACTCGGGGCACACCTGCTGCACGCGCAGGCTCACGTGGCATCGGCTCGCCTGGCTCTCGATGGACCGGGCAGATCGGTCCGTGCCGCACTCGCGGAGCAGGGCGTCGTGCACGGCATCGACGCCCAGGTGTCCGTTCGCTCGCATCACGTCGAGCTCCTTTGTGGTCCAGGCCTTCCATCCCTTCGCGCTCATGACGGGCACCGTCCTGGTTGAAAGGTCGGGTGAAAGCCTTTTGCCCCCTCAAGCCTCACGGGAAGGGTGCGGGGGTGTGTTGTCGGGGCGTCCTGTCCCCGACACACATCCCCCTCCCCACAAAAAGTTCTATATATAAGGGTTTGTTTACCCCCCTTAAACATGGAAATTTGCACCCTTTCAGGCAATGGGAAGGACACCCTGGGCCTCCTCTCCACTGTCCGCGCCCTCGGCAGAAGAGCCAGAAGTTGCCGCATCATTTACGACGCTGCGAACGATGAGCGCCTTGCCGGTCTTGGGGTCGAGCGTCTGCTCGAAGCGGTTGGACTCCTCGAGCCAGCGGCGCACGGTGGGCAGGCTCCATCCCAGGGACTTGCGCACTTCGTCGCGCTCGCAGCTCTCGCCACGCCCGATGAGCCGGTCGCACACGCCCTCGAGCGAGGCCACCTTGCCCAGGTTCTCGGCCTCGGTGCGCAGCTTCCTGGCCTCGGACACGCCGCCGTAGTTGGGCTTGCAGTCGGCCAAAAGCTCGGTGTGGTCGACCTCGTGCAGCGGGAATACCAGCCACAGGTCGAGCGGGTCCTTCTGGGCGAACTCGCGCAGGGTGAACGACATCCGCCAGCCAGTGAGCCGCTTCACGTCCGCCAGCTTGTGCGACTGCCGCGCCATCTCCAGCGTGCCGGGCTCGAGGATCAGCTCGGTCATGTCGAGCACGGCATCCGGGGCACGGCCGAACACGCCAGAACCGCTGCCACGGTCGATAGCCGACTTCAAGCCTTGAGCTCCCTTGGAGTGGTGGTGGCTGATGACCACCGTGCACTCCAGGTTCACGCAGATCTCGTCGAGCTTGGCGAAGAACTCGCGGATGTCCTTTGCGTTGTTCTCGTCGCCGTCCTGC